AGACTCTTAAATACATGAGTGAGCAGGGAATGTTCTTGTGAGAGTCAATACGATTATCGTCGATGACTTCTTAGACAATCCAGATGCAGTTAGGGAGTCAGCTTTACAAATTGAATTTAAAACTTCAGGAACTTTCCCTGGTCATCGATCGGATGCTGCTGATAAGGATTATCAGAACATGATTGGTGATAAGATTGATTTAATCCTAGGTACTCAAGAGTATGGTCCTATTCAGTTCAGAGATAATATGGACTGCTTTAGATTTCAGTTGTGCTTAGAGGGAGAGAAGACTTGGATTCACAAAGATAAGAGTGAGTGGGCAGGAGTTCTGTACCTTACACCTAATGCTCCCATAGATTCTGGAACAGGAATATTCGATAAGAATGAGAATCTAATTACCATGATTGGTAATGTTTACAATCGTCTTGTTCTTTATAGGGGCGACTTACTTCATAGAAGTATTGTTCCTGGGTTCGGTGACAGCATTGAAAATGGCAGATTAACCCAGGTATTTTTCTTTGATTGGGAAGAAGCATAAAGAATTATAAAATTGGTATAGCGTTATACCAAATAAGTTGCATACATAGTAATGTCAGTGTATAATGACAGTACGTTCATCTTATGCCTCTTCTAATGCTGCTCATGGCATTCAGTACACAAGAGGTTACCAGTGACTATCTTGTCAGTGGTGCCTACGACTGGATGATGACCTGCGAGCAATCTCAAGAAGCAATCACGAATCTATATAAAGATGAGTATTATTCTCGTCCTGAAAATGTAGGTATTCGTGAGAGCATGAAGAGAAAGTTCTTACGTCATACACCTTATGAGTGTGCGGTCGAGATATAAGACGCAAGTAAGTCGCGGAACGGAGCGTTCATCCCATGATTGAGTTACTGCTTTATGCAAGTATAACGTGCCAGGATGCTGATTCTCTCATGTTGAGAATCACAAAAAATAAATCAGAACTACCACCAGAAGTGGTGATAGAGCTGGTAGAGACCGTAAAGGAATCTGTACCTGAATGTTATTGGGACGCAAACGACTGAAGGAACGGGAGATTAAATTCACCCTAGTATTTCAGGTAACGACAAATGAACACACTTAACCTCATCAAAAAGCAAATCGAAAAGCAGGCTCGCCTGCATGATGCACAGATCTCTCACACCGCTTATCGCGGAGTGATTTTTGATCGTCGCTGCGAAGAGCGTGATGAAGTTCACGGAGCATTCTGCTACCGTGGTCACACCTACATCAAGTGAGGAAGATATGCTTGCATTAAAAGTTGCGGGATTCGGTTCCCTTTTTAGCGCAGCATTTATTCTCCTATTGTATGGTGAACTACTGCTCCTCAATAAAATAGATTGAGGAGATAAGAATGCTGAAGGTCAGATTTTTTTATGACCTTCCAGCATTTGATCCTAAGAAGCACGATCCAGATAGAACTTTTGCGTTCTTAACTTATCGTGGTGTACATTATGCCAAATGGGTTGATTTAAAATCCATGGGCACACCAAGCTGGAAGATCAAATAAAGGGGGGGTTGCTACCCCTCTTTTTTTGTACTATAATGTTTAAGTGTATCTAAATTGCAGATGGAAAGAGAGAAGCTAAAGATACTCTTGGGTAAATTGAGGGGACTATTAGAAGAGATTGAGTCTGAAGTTTATTCTGATGTTGATTCATATACAGAAGGATTTTCCTCTCTCCCAGTAGAGGGGGACTATGATGAAATTTACAACGATGATGATGGGTACTGCGACTAATTGGTATCATAGATACCTTAACCTTCCCTTTACTATAGGTCCTCTTGACATGTTCAAAGAGGAGGGGAACCAGATTAAGCACTTTTATATCAACGACTACCCATTTTATCCAGTAGAAGAATGGTTCAATGATCTTGGACTTATCCTGGCATTGAAGGAAGTTTTTTACACTCCACCACATTCAAAGATTCCTATTCATACAGATCATGGGGGATATACCCATCATGCAAAGATCAATATCACTTGGGGTCCTGAGGAAGGCGTGATACAATGGTGGAAGTCTGATAAGACTTTTAGAAAAAAGATGCTTGGTTATGGCAATGCAACTTCGGAATTCCATGACAATCTATGGGCAAATGAAGAGGATTGCGACTTCTTATACGAGGCAAACACAAACAAACCAAGTCTAGTAAACATCGGTATGCTTCATGGGACTAACAATCCTACAGATCGCGGACGATGGACTCTCTGTCTTGTCCCACAGAATCAAAGAGGACAATTTATTCACTGGAATACTGCACTAGAAATTTTTAATGATTATTTGGAGGTCTAAATGAGCGCAAAACTTATCAGTGTTACCCCTGATGCGGAGAAGCAGATTGCATACTGTGCCCGTGTTTCAAACCCAAAGAACCAGGACAACGATAGTTTTGCTGGACTCCTGAAGTATTGCATTAAGCATCGTCACTGGAGCATCTTTGAGCACGCATTCATGACGGTTGAACTAAATACATCACTTGCAGTGGCAACTCAAGTGCTGAGGCACCGTAGCTTCACATATCAACAGTTTTCACAACGCTATGCTGACAGCAAGGAACTTCAACTAGAAATTCCTATTCCAGATCTTCGTCGTCAGGATACAAAGAATCGTCAAAACTCTATTGATGATATCAATCCACGCGATAAAGCATACATGGAGGCGATGATTGCAGAACACTTCAAGCAAAGTCTTGAAGTTTATAATGCACTGCTTGACAAAGGTGTGGCAAAGGAGTGTGCTCGTTTTGTGCTTCCACAAAACACACAAACAAGACTCTACATGAGCGGTAATGTTCGCTCATGGGTGCATTACCTGGATCTGCGTACTGCAAACGGCACACAGAAGGAACACATGGAACTTGCTGAAGACATTCGTGCTATCTTCATTGAGCAGTTCCCAATCATCTCAGAAGCATTGGAGTGGAAGTAATGGCAACATATCCTGTTAGGCATAAGGAGACTGGTGAAACCAAAGAAGTGAAGATGAGTATTCACGATTGGGATCAGTGGAAGATTGATAACCCAGATTGGGAGCGTTACTTTACCGCTGAGAATTCTCCAGGTTTGGGTGTTGAGGTTAGTGATTGGCAGTCCCGACTGATCAAACAGAGACCAGAATGGAATGAAGTTCTTGACAAAGCATCTAAGGCACCTGGATCTACAGTTAAGAAGCTTTAATTATGTTTATTCTTGGAGTTAACATCTCTCATCACCCATCAATCGCATTGGTTGAGGACGGTGAGTTGATCTACTACATGGAAGACGATCGCTATAATGGCATCAAAGAAGAGGAGTGGTTGCGTGGTAGTATGATGAGGTGTCTTATGGACATCGTTAGATATACACGTCACTTAGATCACATTACATTCTCTTCTTATGGGAAAATCAATGGAATTCATATCTATGATTATCCAGATGAGGATATCATCCAGGACGTAAAAACTAATCTTAGTAGATATGGTATTACATTTGGAGATGCTCATTATTACTGGGAGCATCATCTATATCATGCTTGCAATGCATTTTATGCATCGGGTTTTGATGAAGCGGCAGCACTTGTTTTAGATGGTGGTGGTCATTATTTTAATGATTATATTACCCTTAGAGAATCTGAATCCATGTATAAGTTCTCTGAAGGTCAAGTAGAACTCGTGAAGCAGGTTTACACACCACAAGGGGACTGTTTTAAAACTAAGTCTAAACCAGTTCTTGTAAATGATAAGTATGTCTTATCTCCAACTGCTAGTTGTGGATGGATATTCAATAGCATCATGCAGATTACTGGTATTAATAGTGCTGGTAAGTTGATGGGAATCTCACCTTATGGTGATGCCGACAAGGCATGTACTAAAGAGTGGTTTGTTTATGATGAAAGTACAGATACTTGGATTACAGACAATCAAACTATATTAAATAGTTATAGGCAGTGTTATGATGATCCAACGTTAGATCCTGGAGAGTATTACAATCCAGAATTTGATTTTGATCTCATTGCAAACTTAACTAAAAAAGCACAGGATGAAACTAGAAAGCACACTATTCGTCTTATTCGATCCCTTCTTGAGAAAGTCGAAACGAAAAACGTAGTTCTCTCTGGTGGATATTTTTTAAACTGTGTTAATAACTATGAGTATGCCAAAGAATTCCCTCACATAAACTTTTACATCGACCCTATTGCACATGATGGGGGAACAGCTGCTGGTGCTGCGATGTATTTGTGGCACCATGTACTAAATACAAGTCAACCTACCCAAGATTTACCCGTATGGCAAGAAAGAGAAAGTCTGACCTACAACCAATCGGTGTTGGCATGACCGCCAAACAAATGAAGAGGCGCAAACCAATCAACTCCGAATTCCTTTTGGAGATTGATCCTCTTACAGACAATCAATCAAAACTGTATGATTCTTTTGACGATGATAAAAACATCGTTGCTTATGGCGCAGCAGGAACAGGTAAGACTTTCATTACATTTTATAATGCTCTTAGAGATGTTCTTGATGAGAACACACCATACGAGAAGATCTACATTGTTCGTTCTTTGGTAGCAACTAGAGAGATCGGATTCCTGCCTGGAACTCATGAGGATAAGGCGGATATCTATCAGATTCCTTATAAGAACATGGTTAAGTACATGTTCCAGATGGCAACTGATGCTGACTTTGAGATGCTCTATGGTAACTTGAAGACTCAGGGTACTGTAAGCTTCTGGTCTACTTCATTCCTCAGAGGGACTACACTTGATAAAGCAATTATTATCGTTGATGAATTTCAAAACTTGAATTTTCATGAACTTGATAGTATAATTACAAGGGCAGGTGATAACACTAAGATTTGTTTCTGTGGTGATGCAACTCAGACTGACTTGCAAAAAACCAATGAGAGAAATGGTATCATCGACTTCATGAAGATTCTTAGGGTAATGCCATCGTTTGACATCATTGAGTTTGGTCTTGATGATATTGTTCGTTCTGGTCTCTGTAAGGAATATCTTTTTGCAAAACACGAATTAGGTTATTGATGTTTAATCATGTTGATCTGGATCTCCCTGCCCTTAGCAGGGAGACTATTGATGGAGTCCGTTATTATCAAGTGCCAGATGCCGATGAGTTACTGAAACTAGTATCCATTACTTCTGTCACTAGTCACAAGAACCGTGCCTTCTTTGCTAAGTGGCGTAAGAAGGTTGGCGAAGAGACTGCGGATCGAATTACTAGACAAGCAACTAGTCGTGGTACAGACATGCACACTCTTACTGAGTGTTATCTAAAAAATGAAGGTTTACCTGAAGTTCAACCACTATCAGACTATCTTTTTAAGATTGCTAAACCAGAATTAAACAAGATTGACAATATTCATGCTTTAGAAAGTTCTCTATATAGTAAGGTTCTTGGTGTAGCTGGAACCGTAGACTGTATTGCCGAATTCGATGGTGAATTGGCAATTATTGACTTTAAGACCTCAAAAAAACCAAAACCAGTAGAGTGGATTGAACATTATTTTGTTCAGTGTATGGCGTATGGGTGTATGCTCTATGAGCTCACTGGTATATCAGTAAAAAAACTTGTCATTATTATGGCATGTGAAAATGGAGAATGTGTTGTTTATGAAGAGCGCGACAAAACCAAATACATTAAGCTACTCCAAGAGTACATTAGAGAATTTCTTAACTACAAACTGGAGACCTATGCCCAGTAAAAATGAAGACGAATTTGAAAAGGTACTGGAGAAAAAGTTTTTTTGTCCCACTAAGTTTGCTCAAGAGATTGAATACTTAGTGAGAGACAATGTGGATATGAATTATATTGATGCTATCATTTACTTTTGTGAGTGTAATAGCATTGATCTAGAGTCAGTCCCTAAACTAATCTCTAAACCTTTGAAGGAGAAGATTAAGTATGATGCAATGGAGTTGAACTTCCTCAAGAGGACCTCCAGAGCAAAATTGATCTTTTAATTCAGAAAAAGTCGGAAAATTTATCGCGGGGAAAATTTCGTGAAAACCCTTTTTGTTAAAATGACTCCCTTTGACGTGTATAAAACTTATCTGGGATTGAAGAATCACTTCACAAAAGATAAATACGACTACCACAGATATAACGGTAAAACTCGTGCTTCTCTACAGTCCTTCTATAAGAGGAAGGATCGTTATTGGTTTGAGAAGATGAGTCGCCAAAAGAACGATCAAGAGGTCGTTAACTTTTTTGTATCTAATTTTGTTGAATCTACGGATGCTAGTGCTATGTGGATTGGGCAACTTATCCGTGAAGGGGAATCAACGTATAATTCGTGGAAGAAGCGGAATGAGTCTTTAAGTTATATTTTTAAAAACGAGTCTACTGACTTGTTTAGTGAATATGATGTTGAGGATGTTTTTGATTGTAAGTCGGGTCACCCACCCCTTCTCAAAAAACATCTAAGTGGTGATATTTGCATCGAGACGTTAGTAATATATAATCGTATTTTTCAGTTCAGTAAGGATTTTGACAAAAAACTGCAAGATCCTATTTGGGAGCAAGTTTCCAAAAATATTAAGAAGTATGATTCCTTCCTAAATATTGATATCTTTAAATTCAGGAAAATTTTAAAGGAGTGCGTTTTATGACATTTTTTGACTCAGATGTTGTGCGGGCAGAAATTGTCCATATTAACGATCTCCAAGAAAAACTGTATAAAAACATGTTCAGTTTTTATCAGATGAATAAAGATGATAAATTGGCACACGTTGACCTCTTGTCACAACTGATTGACAAGCAAAAAGTCCTCTATGCTAGATTGTCTCTGTCTGACGATCCTGAGGCACAGAAAATGAAGGCAAATATCGTAAAATCTGCTGCTATGCTGGGTATGCCAGAGAACGTTGACATGAATGTGATCTTCAGTAACATGGAGAAACTGGTTGGTCACATGAAGGAGCAGGTCGAAGAAAAAGAAGTTTGACAACTAAGGGCACTTGCACTATTATAGGTCCGTACTCGCCGCAAGTGCCCTATCGGGTACACACAAGCCGAATACAAACAAATCCGAGGTAATCCAATGTCTTTCGCAAATCTTAAGAAGCAATCCTCTCTTGGTTCTTTGACTCAGAAGTTGGTCAAAGAAGTTGAGAAGATGAATAGCAATTCCAGCGGCGGTGATGATCGTCTTTGGAAGCCCGAAATGGATAAAACGGGCAACGGTTATGCCGTTATTCGATTCCTCCCCGCTCCCGATGGAGAAGATCTTCCCTGGGTGAAGATGTACTCTCACGGATTCCAAGGTCCTGGCGGTTGGTACATTGAGAACTCTCTGACTACTATTGGTCAGAAAGATCCTGTGTCTGAGTACAACCGTACCCTGTGGAACAGTGGTAATGATAAGGATAAGGAGATTGTTCGCAAGCAAAAGCGTAAACTCTCTTACTATGCGAACATCTATGTTGTAAAGGATCCTGCCAATCCTGCAAATGATGGCAACGTCTTCCTCTTCAAATTTGGTAAGAAGATCTTTGACAAGATCATGGCAGCAATGCAACCTGAGTTTGAAGATGAGACTCCTATCAACCCCTTTGACTTCTGGCAAGGTGCGAACTTCAAACTGAAGATTCGCAAGGTTGATGGTTATTGGAACTATGATAAGTCTGAGTTTGATTCTCCTTCAGCACTGCTGGACGATGATGATGCTCTGGAAGCACTCTGGAAGACGCAGCACTCTCTCGCTGCAATGACTGCTGCTGATCAGTTCAAGACCTATGAGCAACTCCAGACCCGTCTGGACTACGTTCTTGGTCGTAAAGGCACTCCTCGTCTTCAAAACATGGATGAAGAGGTCTCTGATGAAGACAACATGCGTGGTAACTTCGCTCCTAGTTTTGGCAATCGCCAACAGGAGTCTGAACTTCCCTCAAATCTGAAGCAAGAGCTTGACAATCTTGGTACTAGTTCTGACTTCAACGCACCTGACATCACTCCTAAAGCATCTTCTGATGATGGTGATGATGATGCACTGTCCTACTTCCAACGTCTCGCTGAGAGTTGATTATGGGTGATGCACTTGATGCTTGGATGAAACTAGATTATGGAGAAGGGTTCCTCTTCTCCCTCTGGATCATCGGAATGTATTACATCAAACTTAGGATGGACAAATATATTCGATGAGGTGGACCTATGAGAGAGCCTGTTTGACTCTTCTGGTTATTGCTACTTATTATAATCTAATCAAGAACCATTAGTTGTATAATCTAGGGTTATCACCCTTCTTAAGGGATCTGGAGACATAACCTCCAGATCCTTTTTTATATGGCATGATATCTTCTAAGTCATTGAATAGCATACCAAGATACTCTTTTTTAAGAACATATATTTGTCTTTTTTCGCTTTCTTTTTTATCTTTGTAC